CTCGGGATCGTTACTCTCTGTCGGCGGCTCGGCGTTGACCCACTCGTAGCCATCCGGCACAGGCGGGCCCTCAGCCGACTCGTCAGCGTTGAAGAGCACACGGTGGACCTCGGCCGCCAGTTCCGTCGCGACGATATCAGGATGCGAGTCCGCGCCGTCGTAGACGTCGGCGTCGCGGTCGCCGCCCCAGCAGTCAATCTGGACAGAGGTGACGACGTCCTGGATCCCGCCAGCGCCGCCGGCGTCGATCCCAGAGTACTGCGTCTGCCCGCCGCCCGGGACGGCCGGATCCTTCGAAACTGGCGTGACGTACACCTCCTTCTCGGCGTCGTTGTAGTTCTCGAAGCCGATCTGATCCTGCTTGTCGAACGGAACAGAGATGGCTGCCTCGTCGACGTGCGTTCGGAGGAAGTCGATCAGATCAGCCTTCGGTTCACGAACCATAATCAGTCACGCTCCAGCGTGAGGACAGTCACGCCACTATCTTCGGGAAACTTCGCGAGGACACGATACACCGGACCGTCGGGATGGACCAGTTTCGTTGGGTAGTCATCCTCGGCAGCCTCGACGATCGTCGTCTCGGAGCTGTCGAAGACCGCACGGAGTTCGAGCGTTGACTCGATGTCGTCACCGCTGGAGTCAGTCACCGTCGACGGCGCTCGCGACCGGCGCTCGAGCACGCCGATCAGTGTGTTGTCAGGGTTGCCGTCCAGGCCGTAGTTCGGCGTGGTCCGGTCGCCGCCGCTGTCGGCAGCGTTGTAGACCTCGTACTCCCGACCTTGCTTCTGGATCAGCCGTTTGGTGGGCCCCACCATTTCAGTTCACCTGCTGATACGTGATTGACGAGATGAGCGTCCCAGTATCTCGCACGCCTTTCCGGTCGGCGATGCGTTTCGCTTCGTTCTGGACGGCGATCGCGAGCGTTTCGACCGGGCCAGCCTGCGGTGTTTGTGGGCCGTACTTCGTGAGCATCGCCTCAGGATCGGACCTGACCCTCTCAGCGGCGGGGCGCATGAACGGCCGCGCCTCGATGCTCGACGTCCCTTGCTCCTGGTAGACCGCGTAGGAGACCGTGGGGCCGACGAGGTACAGCTCGTCGTCGTTCCACCGCATCTTGACGGAGTCGAACATCTCCAGCGCCGAGGAGATCCCGGTCACCGACAGTCCCCAGCCACCCATCAGTGATCACCCGTCGATGTCGTGTGCCGGCTGTCTCGGCGGATGGTTCGGCCCGAGTAACCGAACTCGTCGCCGGGATCGAACCGGCGGAGCCGTTTTCGCAGGTTTTCGATCTCGCTGATCTCGTACGTCGTTGAGGTTCGACCAGACTGGGCTGTGTCCGCCCGGCGGTCGAGGCCTTCTGCGATTCGCAGTGCAGTGAGGACGGCCTCGAAGTCGCGGATGTGAGCCGTGCCGTCGAAGCGGTCTGCGTCGTACTCGCGCCGCCACTCGCGTTCGATCCGGCCGAGCAGACCGTCATCGTCGGCGTCGCTGTCGGCGCCCTCGATCGTGCTGTCGTCCAGGACAGTGCCGATCTCAAGCCGAACGTCGTCGGCGGTGGCTTCTGGCATGGTGGGTTACTCTCTCCGCTCGTCGACGGCGTCTTCCACGCCATCGCGCGATGCTTCCTCTTCGATCGCGTCGAGATGCTCGTCGTAGTCGCCGCTCTCGATGTCCCCGATGACATCTTCCATCGGCGTCCGGTCGACGAACTCCGCGGCGTCGAACTGCGCTTCGGAGCTGTCGGCGTCTTCGCCCTGGTCAGGCCGGACTCGTTCACCGAGTTCGACATGGCGGTCCATCGCTGCGAGTTTCTCTGCGATGTCGTCTTCAAGCGGCCCTGCCCGGCCGTCTTCGTCGAACTCCACCGGGCTTTCGTCGCCGAGGATTTGACCGTTTTTGAGAGTTGTTGCTTCGCCGCTATCGTGGATGAGGTAGCGCATCGGCTACCACCTCACGTCGAGATCTCGATGTTCGCGGTCGGCTGCGTGGCGACGAAGTCGACACGCTTGTCGATCTGCCAGACGTCCTGCTCTTTGTCCTCTTCGCGGTACTGCGTGACATCCATCGCGCGGCGGGTGGATTCCCAGCCGAAGTTGGTCGTGTCGACGAGGTGCCCCTCACCGTCCGAGAAGTCGCCTGTGTTGGAGAGGTAGACCGGGATGTCGCCGGCGACGCCGATGAACGCTTCGTCGCCGACGAGGTTGCCACCAGGCAGGACGCCCTGCGTGAGGACCTGGTCACCGAGCTCGCTGGCCTGGGTGAACTTGTCCATCGTCAAGAAGTCGTTCATGTCCTGCGCGCCGGCGATGAGTCGCAGGTCGCTCAGGCTGAGTTCGTCAACGAACGCCTGCTGTCGCGCGAGGGTGATGTCTTCGTACTCCCAGACACCAGCCGACGCGTTGCCCGCGTCGATCGGGCCAGCGCTGTTGGTGTTCGAGGACACGACGTTGTACGCGAGCGCGTCCATTCGCGTCTCTTCAGCGCGAACCAGGTCTTCCTCCTGGTCCATCGTGATGTCGATGACGTTGTCCTCGACGTCTTCGTCGGGGATGGCGATCTCGACACCGTACTTCGTATGGGCTGCCGAGATGGTGTCGTAGCTCTTGGTCGCCCGGGGGAACTCGCTGCCCGGCGGGACCTGAGCCACATCTCCGTCGAAGTCATTATCACTGATCGGGAAGTCGACGCTGTTGGAGTTGTTGTTCGTCGCGTCGTAGTCGCGGAAGACGCTTCGAGCCTGGAACTTCTTGTTTCGAATCTTTTCGACGATCGCTCTGACGTCATCGTCGCTGATGATGTCGGATGCAGTTTGTGGCATATCAGATCACCTCAGAGTAGGACCCACGCGTGACCCGCGGGTGCGGTCTGTCCGTTCCACTCGCCGTTCTCGTCGGAGAGCGCGTACGCCGGACCGCCGGCCGACGTTTCGAGTTGACCGACGGTGCTGTTGGTCGTGTTGCCGACGTCGAGGCCGTCGCCAGCCGAGACGGTAGCCTCGACAGCCGCGACCACGGGTCCACTTACGTGGACTGGGTTCTGGTCGCCGTCGTTGGTTGCCCGACGCCGAGCTCGAACACCCAGGAACTCGTGACCAGCGTCACCGTCTGCTGCTTCGAGGTCACCGCCCGCAATTGCGGCCGCATCTCCTGGACTGACCGTGTCATCCGCGTCCGGATACGGGATCGTGTCTGTACTGGCACCGCCTGCCTGTCCTGCGTTCGTTGCCATGAGTTAGAGCACCTCCAGAGCGCCCTCGAAGTCATCCGCACCGGCCAGTTCCGCAGCCTCGTCCTGCAGTGCCTCGATGCGGCTGTCGGGGAGGGCCGACCCGACGTTGTCGATCTTCTGCTCGATCTCTTCGATTCGTTCGAGGTCTTCGTCGGTTGGGCCGTCCGAGCCGCCGCTGCCGTTCGTCGGGCCGCTTCCCGTTTCCGGCGACTGCGTCAGCGCCTCGACATCGAGGTCGCCGTCGTCTGTCTCGAACTCCGCCGCCATCGCGTCGAAACTCATCGCCTCGACGGTGGCCTCTCGGAGTCCTTTCTCCTCGGTGAGCGCCTCTGCCATCATCTCCTCGACGATGTTGACGCGCTCGCGCATGGCCTCTGCCTGCTCGGCGTCCATGACTTCCGGTTCGTCGACGCCGACTGCGTCTTCGATCAGTTCTTCGTGTTCGGTGAGCTCTGCTTCGAGTTCGTCGAGCCGGTCGGGCACCTCGGCCTCAACGACCGTTGGGTCGTCTTTCTGCCGGGCTGCCGCGACCAACTCCTGCTCTTTGTCTGTAAGATCCATGATTAGTGTGTTAGTGTCGTTGGGGGCCGGGGTGCTCTGGCCATCGCTGCCGTTTTGGCCGTCATCACCGCCCCGGTGTTCTGCGAGTGCTTCCACGTCGACGCCGTACTGGGAGGACAGCGCTTCTGCCGTGTCCGCCCCGATCGCCGGCGACTGGCCGACTCTGATGTCGTTCGAGGGCACAGCACCGTCAGCGACCAGCGCCACGTCCCGGGCCGCCTGGACGTCGACGACTTCGTACAGCGCGTCAGGATCGTCTTCCTCGCCGTCGACGAGTTCAACATCGCGCATGACTACGGGGGAGATCTGTGCGAGGCCGGTTTCGACCGACTCTTCAGCCTCCCAGTCAGCAACAAAGCCCTCGAAAAGTAGACCCGACTCTTCGTCGTAGGTAGTCGTCGTGATCTCGCCGACCTTCTCGTCCATCGAGACGGCGCCGGACAGCTGCGGACCGTCCTCGGTCATTTCCACGCCGACGTGCTGCTCGGGATCGAGCGACGCGGCGAGTGTGAACGGCTTGCCCTCGAAGATGCCCTCATCGGCCATCTCTTCGAGGACCTCTGCCGGCCACCGCGTCCGCTTCCCGGAGAGCCCCTCGGTGATGTCGCCAGGGCCGAAGAGCACGCCGTGGACCGGCAGTTGGTTGTCGGCCGGTTCGTCTCCGACGGCGGCCACGGCGGCCCCGTCGCTCAACAGGTCGTAGGTTGTCATGATCTGTGTCTGAAAATCCGTGCCGGGTATTCCTTCCTCTGCCCCCAGTAGGCGTCATCGGCTGGCAATAATTCAGTCCAATATTGCAGTGGTGTCAGGCCTCAGTGAGATACTTTCCCACTTGTTGTGACAATCCTGACAGAGTGTTAGTAGATTGCCGAGTTCGTTTGCCTTTTTATGCGATTCGAATTCGCGGAATGGTGTGAGATGGTGGACATGAAGCTCAGAACCATATCTCTTTTTGTGCATATCTTCGGTACAACCGCAACACTGGCAGGTCTGATCATCACGTTCCCGGGCAGATCGACGGGCTTCGTACCATGACGGGCCGTAGTACCCATCATACCCGCCCTTCCAATTTGGATTTAACTCTTCCGTCATATCTGACTGTGACCGTACCTCAATCCCGTGGCGTTTCAACCAACGAGATACCGTGTTCTTTCCACAGTCACAAAGTTCTGAGATCTCGTAAATCGTTTTTCTATCTCCATGATACGCTTCGCGCAACCACTCAGCATCGCGGAGTGGCGAGTCCTTTGGCACACCGTGTGACTCAGAAAGGGAGCGACGACTAATGTCGTTTAGATCCATATACCGCCTAATTGTCCTGGTTGAACAGCCTGCTATGTCAGAAAGTTCTTCCAGTGTCTTCTCCCCGCCCCAGTACATTTCCCGGAGCCAGTTTGCGCTTTGATACAGTTTTTCGTCAGACTCAATATCGGCTGGACTCTTTATATCCATGCTTGGATGACCTCCAAGCGCGGGCGGTGTCCTATCACCGTCCGGTTTCTGCACCGGCGGGCCCCCGCGCTTAGTTGTACAAACCATGGGTTTGAAGGTTCCTAAGTCCTACGAATCGCCAGTATAGATTGTGAGGGCGCATCTGCAGTTTGGATGGACTGGTAAAATTCCAGCCGCCGAGCCAGCCTCAAACGGGGCGCGAGACTTGACGTCCTGGCACTGCGGGCAGGCGTCCGGGGCCAAGAGGATGTCGACTTTCTGGACGCCGGCCCGCTGCCACTCCGTTGCCCGAGCGCGATTATGGCTATGCATCACCTCTGTTCTCGCAATTGCGTTCGCCCGAGTCTTGCCGACGGAGTCGACGCGATCGGCGAGGTCGCGAGCGATATCGCGCGGCCCATCGCCAGCGGCGAGCCCTTCCGACAGCACGCGGCGCATGTCGTTGGCTGTCGCCTGGTTCATACCTTCGAGGGCGCGGAAGTTGCGAGCGTAGAGGTTCTGGATCTGGTCGCGATGGACGGGCAACTGCAGCGCCGTCGCCGAAACCTCGCCTTCGGCCAGCCCCAGCGCCCGGAGTTCGCCGTGCGCGTCCTCGACGCCGCGCTGGTACGCTCGCTCGACGAACTGGTTGTCCTGGCCGAACTCCCGGAGTATCTCCTCGTTGGTCTGCTGTTCCAGCCAGCGCTCGAACTGCTCGACCTGCTCGGCTTCAGTGGCGAAGTCGAAGTCTCGGGGCGCGTCGACCAGCGCCTCAGTCTGCAGTCCGAAGGCGTCGAGTTCGACGATGCCCTTTCGGAGTGCCGCCATGATCGCCGACCAGCGGCCCCGGAGACGCTGCTGATACTTCGACCGGAGTGTCTTCGTCCGTGTGGGCTCCTCGCGCTCGCGAGCCCGCTCGACGCGGCGTTCGTGCGCCGCCGTCTGTTCCGGTGTCCCGGACAGGCCGGAGTCAGTTGTCGCGCTCATCAGTCGTCAGCCTCAGAAGGCGAACCCACCTCGCCGGTGAACTCTTCGGCCATCTCTTGCACTTCGGCACTCGACTCGTCGACGTCGACATCGTCGCCGACGAAGGCATCTTCTGGGATGTCCATCGTCGTCGTGAGGAACTCCTCAACGTCCAGGACGGAGTCGATCGGCACGTTGCCGAGCCCGTCGTTTAGCGCTGACATGAACTGCTCCATCTTCTCGATCTCCTCATCGTCCAGCTCTGCGACTGGATTCGATGACTCCGGCGGCTGGATCTTGACCTTCAGGCCGGCGGGGTTGAGTTCCGGGTGCCGCTCGGCGACCTCGCGGAACGCTTGCGTCCATTCCTGTTCCTGAGCCTTCCGCTCTTCTTCGACGAGGTCCTGGTAGTTCTCGCCCTGCTCGCCGGTGACGTGCTGGGTGATCTGCTCGCCGTGAGCCGTTGCATACTTCGGCGCCGGGAGTGCAGCGAGGATATCGTCGACGTAGTGCTGCATCTCAGTTTCAAGGTCCGGCAGCGTTGGTTCCCACTGGTCCAGTTCGATCGATCCGTCGTGGCCGATGATGTCGCCAGGCCCGAGTCCGTCGACGTCGTCGACCCAGTCATCCTGGTCGTCGCTGTCCCACTCTTCGAGGATGATCTCATCGCCCGCCTCCGTGACCTCGGTGTTGAACTGGGCCGACCACACGCCCCAGGCCTTCGTCTTGATCGCCCGGGCGCGGTCTCGCTTGATCTCGCGGTACTCATCAGCGTCTTTGCTGACCGCCGCCATCGGGGGATCGCCGAAGACGCCGTCTTCGAGCGCATCGTCGCCACCGATGTCAGGATCGATTACCTGCTTCAGCACGTCGTTTTGCGAGAGCGGGATTTCCTCGTTGTCGATCCCGCCATTCCGCTGACCGACGATACTGGTGTCGTCGAACTGGACGTAGGCCGCGGCCTCGCCACGCTTCGTGGTCTCGTCAGCGATGTCCGTTTCGTCCGGTGAGATCAGGATGTTCGTGTTCGAGTGGGTTCGGGCCGACACGGTCTCCGGCCGGATGTGCTTGAATCCCTGGATCTGGAACTCCGGATCCGACTTCTCTTCTTTGCTTTTGAGATACTCGTGGAGGACTGTGCCGCGAGTCCACTTCTGGACGACCGACGCCTTTAGATACGGATAGAACGGCTTGTTGCGCTCGCCAGCGATGACAGCACACTCGCTGAGGAAGCCGCCCTGGGGCGCGTAGTCAGGAGCCTGCCCATCGAACTCGCCGGTGAAGTACGCCTCTGTATCATCGTCTTCGGCTTCGATCCGGACGCCGGGCCCGACGACGTCGCGAACGAACTGGTTGATATTCCCGCGAATAATCCCAACCTCTCGATAGAGATCGTGATACTCGTCGATATCTTCCGGCGGGTTAAGGTCGTCAACTTCGCTACTCTCGATGAAAATCCGAGAGTTGCGAGTGACAGTCTCGACAGACTGCGAAAGGCGTTCAGCGAGTGCTTCAACCCGGCCGCGGATCGGTCCTGATGTTTGTTTCGACATGGTTATTGTAGGTTCCCTTTAGTAGGCGACGAGCCCGATCGGCGCCGGACTGTTTTTTTGACGCCGTCCAGGCGATCTCCATTTCCGTGACGGGCCCAGTTCGCGAAGGCGGTGCCATCCGGCCAGTCATCGTGCCCGCCAGTGGGGGCCTCGTACTTCGCCTTCCCGGTCGGGGTGAACGACTTTTCGAGCTTTGTCGTCTGGCGGATCAGCTTCCGATTGTTCGGGAGGGCCAGCTGCTCGTCTTCGAGGTCGGTGATGAAGCGCTGGTAGATGTTCTGCTTCGTCTCGTTGGTGCTGTTGACCACCCGAATCACATCACCAAGCCCCGCCTGAGCGAAGTCCGCAGCGAAGCCACCAACGCCGTTCTCTTCGATCAGGATGATCTCGTAGCCATCCGTTGGCGTCTGGCCGCTGCCCGCCTCCGGCGACGGCACAGCTTCCCAGTGCTCGAGGTCAGTCTTGTGCTGATGAAGAATTTCCAGGAGTTCGACGAATCGCGGCCCATCCATCGTTTCGAACGCCCAGATGTTCCAGGTGACACCGACAGCATCCATGTCGTGAACGACCATTTCGTCTTTGCCGCCACGGGCCGGGTCGATTCCGAGGTAGCGCGATCGGCCTTCAAGTCGCTCGGCATCGGGCTTGATGTTCGGGTTAAGGGTCTCGTGTGGGATCGCCGACCCACCGTCCTCAGCGAACTCGCCCTCGTACTCCTGAGCAACCGTCGCCGAGTCGAGTTTCTCTCGCTGCTCATCGATATAGTCTTCCTGAGCGTACGGGCTGATCCGAGTCGGCCAGTACGGACTGAACCAGTCGTCGTCCTGCTCGACTTTCTCGTAGAAGTAGCCGGACTTACCGGCAGGCGTCGAGAAAAGGAGGTACTCGTACACCGGATGCGTGATGAAAAACTGCTCAATCTCCTCCTCGAAGACGACATCTTTCTCGTACGCCGCCTCGTCGACGATCACGCAAGTCGGATTCTTGCCCCGGTTCCCTGGCTGGTCTTCCTGACCGACGTTGCCCAGCGTTCGTGAGAGGATCCGGGTCCCGCTGGAGAACTTCCACGTCTGCTCGTTGTCCTTGACGACGCCGTACTGTTCGAGCGTGAGCGGGCCATCCTCGAATCGCTGCTTCGCTTCCTCAAACATCTCGTCAGCCGTCTCCTGACCTGGCGCCGCGAACAGGACATCAGTCGGCTCGCCGACCAATTTGGGTGCCCAAAGGGCATGATCCGCGCCGATCACGCCGGCGGTCATGGTCGCCCCGACCTGCCGCCCCTTCTTGGGAGCGGCTCGGCCGGCGTCGTGGTCTTCGATGCGATCGAGGAGTTCCGCCTGGTATTCGGTCGGCTCAAAGTCGAAAAGAATCTCGACGCGTTCAGACCGAGGGAGCCCAGCGCAACTCTCGTACAGCTGGTGCAGCGGGGACTTGTTGGCGTCTGCAGTTTGTGTACTCATGTGTCGATCACCTCAAGGACGCGCTCGGTGCGGTTACTCGGCTCGTAGCCAGTGATGAACGCTCGCCGGCGGGCCACGTCCCACGGAACGCCGTCACCGTGCGATGGGTCAGGAAGGGAGAGGTCGATCACTATCTCGGCGTCGCGAAGGAACCAGTGCGTTCCCTCGAGGTCGTCGTCGACGTCCGGCCAGGACAAGCAGTAGATGTCGAGACCACTCTCCTGACCGCCCTGCAGATGATAGTACGCTTCCGAAAGTACGTAGCAGGACTCCCGAACCGGGTTGTCAGAGTCACGGTAGTCTTCGTGGCGGACTTCAGGATGCTCGCGAACGTACTCGCGAAGCGCCCGGGCAGTCTCATCTGGTTCGGCGACGACCTCGGTCATGATTCGGACTCGTCTTTGATTATGCTCGCGAGGTCACCGACTGCGTCGGCCTTCTGGCTCTCGGGGTCATCAAGGAGTCCCATGTCTTTGAGCCAGGCGCGGTCCTCGCGGCGGAGTTTCTGCTGTGTTCCGACGACGACGGACTCAGAGTAGGTTATCCGTTCGCCGTACTCAGTTTGCTTCGACTCACGGTCGACGATCGGATTCCCAGAGTTTGTCTCCTCAGGACGATCGGCAGCCCAGTTATCGCCGTGTATGATCTTGATGTGGTTGACCGCAATCTCGAAGAGACGCGCTTCGTCTGGGGTCAGCGGATCACCGTGGCGGCTCCGATACCGCTGGAGATAGTCCTCGAAGATCTCGTCACAGAGCTCGCGGAGATCATCGCCGATGACCTCCTGGTAAAAGCGATTCTTCTCTGCGTACAGACCGTGGGACACGGCGTTTGTGTTCTTCTCAGGTGCGCCGCCGTTGTTGCCCTTTGCGTTGTCGTTGCCTTCAGGAGCGCCGCCGTCGCCGCCGTGGGTCCGGCATCGGCCGTTATCGCCGTCGGTTCCCCAGCCCGCGGTCCGGTCACAGTAGCCGAGGAAGCGGCCGTCGTCGTCGCGACGAGCGTTGCAATCCTCGTCGGGCTCTCGCTGCGGAACCTCTTTGAGCGGGTTGCCGACGAGGTCGTCTTCAGATTGCTCCATGGGGTTGAGTTGTTTTGTTACGCAATGTGCTGCTCAACGATCGTCCGGGCGTGGCGCATCCCGGCAGCGTACTCCGCGTTGTGAGTCGCCGCTTCGCGTTCGATTTCTTCGAGTGCTTCCTCAACGTCGTCGCGGTCGGGATCGGGCCGCCAGTCCTCGGGACTCTCAGCTGCCATCGGTAGACCTCCAAGGGGAGCGTTCGTCGCGACGCGATCCAGGCGCCGGAATCCCCGTCGACTTCTGCGAAGACGTGCAGGGCGTCTTGCGTCCTAACGTGTTTGATGGTCGGTCGCTCGACCTCGTCGGCCTGGTCGTCGCCTTGAGTGGCGAGCATCACGAAAAACAGTGCTGCCCGGGCAGCGATCTGAAACGGGAGGCCGAAAATCATAGTCAGTCTGAACCGTTGCCGGTTTCGTTGATCATGTACTCCAGCGCCTCGGGGCCGGAAATGATGAACGCGACCAGTGCGAACGCCGTCAGAGGATCAGCTCCCTGGTGCATCGCGTAGATGCCGGCGGCCGCCCCAACTAACTGCGTCAGCGCCTTGATGATCTTGAATAGCTTGAGAGTCATGCCAAATCTGTCCCTCAGGCAACCGTCGAGATGGTTGTTGTACTGCTCGAGTTCTTGTTTGAACGGGCGGTTTTGCTGCGACATTGGTGCATTCAAAAAGCCCGCGATGCGGGAATCGAACCCGCCAGGCGCTCAGTCGTGGTCACGAACGAAGGAGAGGAATCGACGAAGAGACGGAGATGGCCTGCCGACGCACGGTCGCGGGGGCGTCCCTTAGAGTGGTTGCTCCTTCGGGCCGCTTTGCGTGCGGTATTCGCTTCTGCAGTGAAACGAACTCCGTGTGGGAGTTGGGGGTTGGAGCGTGTGACTCCAGTATCGAAACGCACTGCAGCACAGCCCTCGCAATGCCCGGGACTCGGGACTTACGCGGTCATCGGACTGGGTCGGCGTCGTCTGCAGGAACACGATACCGACGGCCGTCAACCTCCACCGACAGAAGATCCTGCGTTGGGCCACCGGCTGCGGCGTCGAGCGTTGTCCCGACCACCTCGGCGGTGACGTTTTGCCCAAAGATCTCTACCGAGACCTGTTCCGGAAGTCCAGACGGGCAGTCCTGTTGGACACTCATGGCACTCTCAGCTCCGGCGGAGTCTCGAGGCGGATTCGTGACGGGACATCTCTGGCCTCGTTCCCGTGCTTGTGTGTAGCGAGCCAGACAGCCGTCGCGAATATCTCGCGGTCCTGGCCCTGGTAGTCCGGCTGGCTTTTGAGGTGGTCGATGGTCCCGTAGAGTTTGCCAATGTCAGGATACCAGCCCTGTTCGTGCAACCGTCGGGCGAGCCGGTCGGCGATTCGTTGGGACGCGTATCGCGAGTGGATATAATCGCCCCGGGCCTTGCCGCGGTCAGTTCCGCATTCACTGCAGTACGTTCGCGCTCGTGTCGACTGTTTCGAACCAGACTCGTTCTTGTCCTCAACGTCGATGCCGAGGACACCGACACCTGACCGTTCGAGCGTCTCGGTTGGATGGTTCCCTGTCCCGAGGCGCTGGTAGCTTTGCTCAGGGTCGTGTTCCTCTCGGTCGCGGATGCGACTGTAACAGTGCGAGCACACCTCCGGGTTATCGAAGAGGAGATCGTCGAAAAACCGGAGTGCTCGATGAGTCATCGAATACTGGCGGCGTGGCTGTGATTGTGTGGTGCTCATGGCTGTCGAAAACAGTGTCTGTCCGGACCATCCCAGTTCGGGACGTTAGTGGCGAACGACCGGAGTGCTTGCTCTCATATTCCGAAGCCAGCTATAAAAAGGCGCACTTGCTGTCACATTTCAACAGCAGAATAGCGGTGTTCGCTGGGGTTGTCGACCGCGGGTTGCCGTTCGAGGTAGCCGGCCTCGTGGAGTTTATGAAGTGCCGTCGCGATGGTCCCGTCGGCGAGGATTGTCTCCTCGCGAAGCTCGCATCGTGTCTCCAAGCCCTCTTCACGGATCAGCTGGTAGACTGATGCCGTCGCGGGGCTGAACTGTGCTATCCCGTCGGGAAGGTCATCACGTAGCATCGGAGTCCTCACGCAGATTCTGTCGCTGCTTGTTCAGTGCCGCAATCAGTTCCGTGTCGGGTTCGTCGGTCTGGGCCTCGAGCCGGACCCAGTCGGCTAACCACGGGTCTTCGTTGATAGTGTACCAGACCCGAGCGTGCTGGTCGTCCGGGACTGCTTCAGGGCGCAAGGAGTAATCGTACTTCCAAAGATAGTCCGTCTTCGTCAGGTTCCGGACGATATCGTCGATCTGCTCCTTCTCGACTCCGGCGCCGGCGATCCGTCCGAACAGATTTAACCTGGTCGTCCGTGGCGGTCGTGGTGGGCTGGTCACCCATCTCGCCACGTCAAGGGCAGTCTCGTGTTCGTCGCGTGTAATTCGCCGTTCTGCGTTCGACATGGTTAGTGCTCTCCGATGTAGCGAACGTGTTCGTTCCGAGGCTGGATTGCCGTCCCAGCCTGCTTGAGCTTATCGACCTCATGGCGAACTTTGCTCTCGTCGATATCGTGCTCGTCTTCGGCGCGCTCGATGAGAACTTCCATTGGAGCGCCTTCGTCATATTCAACCTGCAGTTCTTGGATGAGTTCTGTAACCGACTTGATGCGGTCTCGCTGGGCTTTCGATGTCCCCGTCTCGGTGATGTCGGCATCGAGTTCGCCCGTGTCGGGGTCTTTGCCGACATCCTGCATGGACTCGCCGATGAGTTCCGACGCAATCTCAACGTGGCGCTCGGTGATTTCCTCGCTGAACTCGAACTTCGCTGCGGCCTCGGCGACGCGCACCGTCCCCTCGAGCTTCCGGACCGTCACTGGGACCGGTTCGTCCTCGTCGTACCCGTGCATCCCGCGCAGCGTCTGGTACTGGTCAAGGACTTTGTCTCGGACCGCCTCGCTCGCGAACACAGGTTTGGGTTGTTGCTTCGCCAACGCAATCCACTTCCGGAGTAGTGCAGCATCGATAGGCGACTGGTGCGCATCTTCATCGACGTCGTCGCCCTGCTCCTCCCGTTTGGCCGCGTCCCGGGCGTCCAGGACGTGGCCTCCGACCTTGGCATCGTTCTCCTCGTCGGGAATATCGCGAAACGTGTAGACGAGGTCGAACCGGGACAGCAACGTCGACGAAAACGTGAACTGCTCGCCAATGGGCTCGTACGGGTCGAACCGGTCGTACTCCGGGTTGGCAGCAGCGACAACTGCCGTCCGCGTGTTCAATCTGGAGTTTATACCGCCTTTCGTGACGTGAATCGTCTGCTTCGACATCGGTTCGAGCAGCGCCGACCGAACCTCTGCCGGCATATCGTCAAGTTCGTCGACGGCAAGGACGCCCCGGTGGGCCTTGACTGCCGCGCCGGCGTCGAGCGTCCAGCCACGGTCGCCGAAGTCGTCCTGGACGGCCGTTGCCGTGACGCCGGCGACGGTCGACCCTTTCCCCGAGACGCCAACAGACCGCCAGCCAATATGCTCTGCTCGGTTGACCAGCTTAGATTTGCCTGTCGACGGGTCGCCGATTAGAAGCACGTGAAACTCACCGCGATCAAAGTCGCCACCACCGTACTCGGTACGGGCACCGCCGACAAGCGCGAGGATGATCGCTTTCTTCGGCGTCTTGTGACCGTAGATCTTCGGGGCCAGCGTTTCCGCAGCGAGTTCGAGCGGGTCGCCCTCGTCGCCGTTCGCGAGGGCTGTGATCTCCTGCCGTTCCTCTGCCGTGATATCGATATCCTGCGCGTCGGTTTCGTCAACTTCGATGGCTATCGCGTCGAGAAACGGCTCGAAGACGTTATCCTTTGAGCGGTCAGAGGACTGCTGTTCGAGCGTGACCTTCCCCGGGATTGTGACGCGGTCGCCCGCGGTCACCACACCGGCGAGGTCGTCTTCAACAGCCACATCCAGCTCTTGGCCGGTTCCCTGTGCTTCCTCAGGCGGCGTCTGGACGCGGAGCATCTGCGCGTCGACGTGGTCTGTTTGATCCTCGTTAATTAGAAACGGCCCCTGGCGCTCACAGCCGGTGCACTCATGCGGTTCTTCGAAGTCGCCGCCGGACTGTGATATTCTGGTCAGCGTCCCGCAGCGCTGGCACTCAAAGGCGACTGTTGTTGCGCGGGCAAAGACATCCGTCGCCCGGGAAACCTCTCCACGGATCGCCCGGAACGAGCCCGAGTGGTCAGTGGGCGAGAACTCCCCAGGATAGAACGTCTGCTCCGAAGGAATGTTTTCCACGCGTACGTGTGCCTTGCTCAGAGACTCATCAACCGGAAGCTCAAGCAGCCGCAGCGCTTCCTCAGCGTACTCAACCATCCTCTCTGGCTTGTTGAGGAAATCATCTGCTGCGTCAGAGTCCCACTTAAAGATGTCCTGGTAGTCGACAACCAGTGACTTCTGCTCGCTCGGGTATTTCTGTGCCAGTGCTGCGATCTCCTCTCGATAGTACTTCTTGAGGAAGCTTTGGATCTTATCGATGAGGTCGGGATCTACGTCGCGTGCTTGTGACATGGTTTCGTTCTCGTTGACTGCTAACCGCGGGACGTTTTCTTGCCGGAATAAAGACCAGATTGCCGTTGTTCCAGACCAGACCAAGACGGACGGCGACGGACTGGCAACGGACTGACGGCTACCTGACCTTTGCTTACAACCGCTACTACAACTGTACTTACATCCAGTTCAACGGAGGTGGTATTCCGAGGCTGTATTCGGTCATGCTGAGCGACCTCCCTGGGCCTCGGTTTTATTCCGGGAAGAAAACGCCGCGCTCTTTTTCGCTTCATCGGCGTTGACGGCCAGCTGATAGTTGCCGCCGTCCGGGTCTCTGGCCTTGAAGCCGGGGAACTCAGTCCCAGTCGGGCGGTCCTCCTGGTCGTCAGTGTCGGTGAGTCCAGCTGCAAGCCGGATGAGTTTGTAACACAGGTTGTTCCCGGGCTCGCCATCGAAGACGCCCCACATGATGTCGTCGTAGTCGAGCGTTGTCTTACCGTGGCCGTCCCGGGCTTTCGTGTATGCGTACTCGCGGACCATTCCGATCTTCTCGTCGAGCGACAGTGACTCGTACGGGCGGTCCTCGTCGATCTCGCTGAGCCGGAGTTGGACTTCCATCAAGTCCTCCTCGAGCTTCGAGACTCGCTGCTCGTAGTCGTCTTCCAACTCGTTGACCTTCGCGAGCGCTCGCTGGGCGACTTGGAGCGCGTCCTCCGGGCGGACGTCAATCTCCTCAGACACGCTCAATCACCTCGTAGCCCTCGGCGTCATCATCGCAAACGACTCGTCGGCCGTGGTCCGGGTGGTCGATAACCTTCGTTGCGGGGTCGTGACACCCGAGACAGGTGCACGTGGGCTCGAAAGGAAAGGCGGACTCGGTTGGTTGTCGCGAACTCTGCTGCTCTTCTGACGTGGTCGTGGAATCCGTTGTTGCACTCATATCTGTCTCCGACCGCTCGGCTCGTTGAGTGCGATCACCACCAGCTTCGAAATACCCGCCGCTCTTCGTGGCGGGGGCTGGTGGGAAACGCTTATGTCTCCGCCAGAAGAAGCAAGAGGTAAGTCGAGGGTCAGTAGCCTGCCAAGACGTACCAGCCCTCGACCTCGTTCTCTGCTTCTTCCAACGTTGCTTCGTGAGCCTTGCTTGTCGCTTAGTAGATTCTTCCCCCTGGCTTAAAAACATTCGTGGCACAGTACGACGAAGAGTACTACCCAGCCGAAGGCGAGGCTGCTGGCGAGCATCGCGAGCAGCATGTCCACGGTCCGACTCATGCATCCGGCGTCACCTCCCGGATCGCCTCAACACGTTCATCGATATCGTCGGGGACGTCGCCCGACGGCGTCCTGATGCCGAGGTCCTCCAGTAAGTTCGACAGCGCGCCGGTGTTGTTCGGGCCGTCACCGCCGAGACGCTGGCCGATCCTCCAGGGCTCGTCGTACTGAGCCGCGGCGGCGATGAGGTCGTCCATCGCGAGGTCGCTGGTGTAGTCCTCGAGAACAGCCTGCGGGTCGTCAGGCACATCCTTGTGGTTGGGCTCGTCTCGGAACTCCAGCACGTCGACGAAGACCTCCTTGTTGCCGCGGTCGATGAAACGCACACGGTCGCCGCGAGAGAGCCCGAACACGTCGAGACCCTTTGTCGTCAGGAATCCCTTGCTGTCGGTCACTGTGTACGCCGGCCAGTCCTCGCGGTTGCCTGGAACGATAAGCCGGGCCCCGTCGCCAGTCCTGACACAGGAGAACTCGTCGGGGCTGCCGAGTGCCTGTGCCGTTCGCGCGCCGACGTACAGCTGTTTCCCGACGGTGCGCTCGGCAAGCTCTGTCTCCTCGCGAGCACTGTCTTCGTCACTCGACACCTGCGAAAGCGTTCGCAGCGGCCGGTGGGGCTTCGGGTCTGCCCGCGGTGCGACAGTCGTGATCGGACCGCCAGTATCTTCCGGCTCGTCAACCTGCCCACCGAGGTCGACGTAGTGATGGGTCGCCGTCCCGTGTTGCGTGGTCTGCTCGGTCGTTCTCCGCTGTTTGAACGCCCGAATGTCTGCGAGACTGTCGACAGTAAACCCGTCGTCAAGGTATCGGGAGGACATCGTCGCGTCACTGGACATCGCCGTCACCTCCGGTCAGGAAGCAGTCGGCGCATGGCGGCTCCCCGGGCTGGACGTGTGGACACTGACCAGTCCCCTGGTCGACGCGGTCGCCCTCGCGACGGACGGCGTCGACGGACTCTCGATGGTAGCGGCGGTCGACGTCACGCACTGCCGGTCACCTCGGTTTGGACCTCGTCGTCTTCCTCGAGTTCGGCCTCGGTCACCGCCACCGGCGCGAGTTCCTCGTGGATGAACCGACCGACGACAGGCGTTGGGTTGTCTTCGCTCCAGATCGCAGTGTATCCGCTCTCGTAGATGACCAACCGGATGAAGCGGTCGTCCCAGTGAACCTGCATCGCCGTGCCGACGTTAGACTGCAAGGCTTGGTCTTTGCTGACCCTTTTGCCCCAGTCGATGCTGACGTTGTCGGACTCCGAACCCTCAATAGACGCCATCTCGACGGACATCGAACGTCCGTTGTCGCGCTGTTGAGTCACGAACT